ACCTCTATTATTTCATGCTCATAGTCAAATTTTGAAAGCTCGCAAAAGTCTGTTTCGGAACACTTGAAAATAACAACGTCGCATTGGTGTAATTTAGCGAATGATACAGCTAATTTACGTACAGCGTTTTTATTTTCGTTGCATTTACAGCCCATTTTTATACTTTATTTTAAAATGGGGGAGCGTCCAAACTCCCCCATCTAATTAATTACCTATTCGGTTACTTCCTTTTTTTGCTTCTTACCTAAAGACTTCTGTATGACATCATACGCTTTTTTATCATTAGGGAAAACCTCCTCAAACTGCTCACGTGACATCTTACCACAGATGTCGACGTTATAATCTGTGCGACCTATTAACATTATGCAGTGTATTTAAAGGTTGTTTTACCGTATTTGCTCGTACTTTCAAGAACCAACGTGTTGACGCCTGCAACGATTACATTAGCCGCTAATGTAGCAGTGTAAACGGTATGTCCACCAACCGTAGCCGTAGCCACAGCGGTCGAAGCTGTACCATTAACATAAACCTCACTTGCAGTTAACTCACTTGCTTCGGCACCTGCGCAATCGGTAGCGATAAACGATACAGTGGTAGCAGTAGCAACGCCTGGAGTTAACTCATAACCTGTAATTTGTGGATATTCGTCAGCAACATCAATACAAGCCACTTTTGCCGAATTGATAAGCTTTGTAACCGAACCAAAATTGACGGTCAAGGTAGCAGCCAAGTCGCTACCATCAGCCAAAATTCCAGTTGGGAAAGCTGCCGACATTGAATTGATGTCCAACGGTTCGATTTTATAATTAGTTCCATCGAAATGGATTTTTTTACCTATCAATACACCGTTTTTAGTCAAAATCAAAAGACCTCCTTTGCCACTATTTGCAACGTTTTGGATTGATTTAACATTACAAGGCGTTTTCACGAAGCCAAAGGTCAAGCCTGTGTATTCGTCATCATTGATCAACGTAAAGTCTCCCAACGTTTGCGATGTTGCCGCCGTGTCAACTGGAACAGTCGTTTTAATTCCAGTCAAAACAATAGGGGCATTTGCCACTACGTCAGCCTTGATACTATCTGCTACGATAGCATACTTTTCGCCCTTTTCACAAAATAACAATGCCGCTGGCATGTTAGGTATTTTGGTGCAGGCTACTTGTTTTGTGCTCGGATTTAACGAGCTATTACAAATTTCACTCATGTTTTTTATTTTTTAACAATTGTTTATAAAACTAAATTTAAAATCACGTAATTCAATGCCGTTTAAGTGGTCATTGAACACAGGAGCTTGCGAAGCTCCAAAATTAAAAGCATTTGAAACCAAAGGGCGGTAAATCCTATTGATAGGTTTTACGATTTGCGCCTCTTTCTCAATCTCTGAAATTAACTTGTCATAAAGCACTAACAATTGCCCTTGCATAACATCGTTCCATCTCGTAAGAGGTCGTATTGTTAAGTTCGAATGAACAACGATTAGCACTTGTAATGTAGACAAAATTTTGTATTCTTCTTCAACTTCTCTGACATCTTCCAATACCATAACGCACGGATACGTTATTAAATTAGCATTGGCATTCGAAGCTAAAATAGTGCATATCTCTTCCAAGTGTCCAAGCTGGAAATTCATTCCTGCTGCCTCACTCGCTTTTTTTATTATAGAGATACAATCCATTTAGTAGTTAAAAAAAGGTAATAGTCTCTTTGCCTTACATTTTGCATCTGAAAAGTCAGAACGATTTACAAGGTAAGCCTCAAACGCTTTTGAAAGCTCAACAGAACGATTATACACTTCTGCAACCCTTGTAGTGTCGTACACATTAGAGCCAACAACTGAGTTAATTACAACCGTGCCATTTTCCGTTAAAAACTTGTTCCCTTGAAGCCATTTGGAGAACACATAGTATTTCAACATTTTTTCTGCTTCGGTCAAAACAGCCTCTTTGTCTTTGGTTTCTAACGCTGCTATACGTTCAGAAATTTCAACACCGAAAAACTCTGTAAAACATTCCCAAGTGAAAAAGTCTATAAAAGCCTGAACACGTGCAGCCACATCATTGGCTTTTATGTTAGGTATTGCGGTATAACCGCTTGCAAAATCATTAGGAGTTAACATTGTCTTTCGGTGTTAATTGGTTTATTTACTTGCTTTTACTTTTTTTGGTCGTGGGTTGATAAAATTAAGCCGCAGCAGTTACTGTCCTGCAGCTGTTACTGTGATTGCAAAAGATGCCGTTTTTGTACTTGCCACGTGAGTCAATACGACTGCGTCGTTTGCGGTTGTCAATGCACCACCATTGGCAGGCGCAGCGGTGATAGCAGCACCAAAGTCAGCGAATGCAACATCTTCGTAAGTCTCATCGCTGTACAGCAAGGTAACAACCAATCCAGCTAACGCCAAAGTTTCAGCGTCGGTATAAGTTACTTTGGTTGGTGCTGTTTTAACAAGCATTCCTGTAACGATTTTAGTGCTTGGAGCAGGTGTCATCAATCCTTGAATACGAGCGATAGAATCATAGCACGTGTTGATAACATCAGAACCACGTAACACGATAACCTCGTTCAAATACTCAGCTTTTATACCGATTTGGTTGTATGCCCAATACGCATGCTCAGAAGTGCTCAAGTCCATGCCGTCATTGTAGAAACGAATTTTGCCTTCAACGGCTGCAAAAATCTTGTCATCGGTGTAAGTGTCATCCGGCGTAAATGTACGAAGCTCGATAGATTTAGACGCAAATTCGACAGCAACAGGGTCGCCGTTTAAAGTAGTCATCAAATCAAGCTCAACAGCCTTGTTCGAGCTAACCCAAACGTAAACCTTTTGGCTTGGTTTATGTTTTCTGCACTCGTTTGCAACAGCTAAAATCACCTGCCACAATGCTGGAGTGGTAACTGTTTTAACACTTCCAGAGTAAGCATTTGCAGCCGTTGCGATAACAGCCTGCACTTGTGAATTTGCCTTCTCGTTTACATCGTCCATCAGGTCTTTTTCGTAGATGTCCTGCAAAATAGGTGCGGCATTTTTGTACTGAACCGGCAATTTAACAATTTCAGCCAACGTATTAGCTCCAGCTGTAGCAGCAGACGTGCTGTTTGTTTTTACAGGTTTATCTTCACCAATCGCAACGATAGCAGCGGCATTTGTGCCTGATTCAACTTCGTTCCATACAACCGATGTTTCTCCGCCCATCGGAATTTGGCGGCAAGCTTCTAAGAAAGACGGCAATGGTCTATCTTCCAACGTAATCTCCTCATCATAATAAGGCACGTTGAAATTGGCGTTGTTCGCATTCGCAAAACGTACTTTCGCAATGGTTTGTTTAGCTTCCAAACCAGCTTTAACTGCTTTTTCTAAAGCATTAGCGAATTTTTGGCGACCATTTTCAAATGGTTCAGCAGCAGGAGCAGCAGATTTTATTTCGGCAATCTTTTCTTCCAAAGATTTACGCAAATCTTCGAGTGCTTTGCGTTGTTCTTCCACCATTTTAACCACTTCTGAATCGTCCTCCTCGCCATCAAGAGCAGAAACAAGTTCTTCTAAAGCTGAAATTTCAGCTTCCAACGACTGCCGTGCTTCTTCGGCAGTTACATTTTGGTAAAGGCGTTTTGTTTTAGCTTTTACCGAAGCATTCGCAAACTTTTTCAAGGTTTCTTTTTTCATTTTTTACCCTTTTTTTTGTTAATAACTTTTTTTACTACAATTCGAGGTTTCGGCGTTTGCTCCGGTTCAATGACCTGAACAACATTTACTACCTCTATATCTTTTTTTTCTTCTTTGACGGCTTCAACATCCGTACTTGCTACCCATTTTTTCATAACAAATTGATTATATTAGGTTTGTTTTTCTCTTTCTCTTTCTCTTCTATCTCAATAATCGTATTTTTGAACCGTGCCTCACGGTCGGCAGGTATGCTCACCAAATCAATTTTAGCGAGGAAGCCATTCTTGACCTCTATCCCATTTTCAGTAAACGTGTAATCCTCAAACCAACCTTCCGTTGATAGACCTTGCAAAATACCTTCTTTAATAGCCGGTATCGTATATTCTAAATTAAACTTAATTGATTTGGGTATGCGTAGTGTTGTGGACATTTTTTCGCTATTCGTCTGAATGCGTTCAAAGACAGCAATAGGCAAGCCATCAAATTTGTGTTCGATGCCACAAACGACGTTAAGATTATCGCCGTAAAACTCTTTTAAACATTGGTCAAACGAACGAGGAAGCCAATTTTGTGAATTTTCGTTATACACATTGAACGTGGCGGCATCACATTCTATAATGAAGTTATCGCTGTCCTCCGTGTACGTTAATTCTTTTCCTTTCTCTTTTAAAAGAAAGTTTGCAAATAACTTTTTCATTATGCAGTTGTTTTTATTGTTTGTTGCTCTATATTGTAGTCGAGGTCGGTACTATGAACCATTTCCGGCATTGATTTTATAAGTTTACGTCCAGCCTCCAACATAATTTCAGCAAAAGCCTTGATGGTCGTTTCGTAAAACTTAACTCGTGCCTCTGTTTGGTTTTCGTAGGTCATATTCCCGCCAGTATTTAACAGAATATAAGGCACTCCGCAAACCGCACAAGCTAACTGCAGCTTTTGTTGTAGCTTTTCGGAAAGTTGTAGTTGTGCTATTGGCAGTTCTATCTTTAAGAAACGCAAATCGCTTTCAGAAGTTATCAGACCGAAAAAATCTTCTCCTCTGCTGTTCAATCGTTGTTCTATCTTCTCCATATCACCCTCCATCAACACGCCATTTCCGCCAGTACCACCACGTGAAACGATGCCCAAAAGACCTAAATTTTTATTAATTTGGCTATCACGTGCAATAATTTCGGTAATGTCATTTATTAAAGAGCGAAGAAGCGTTTTAAGCGGCACTCCAACAAGTTGCATCTCGTCGGCAAAAATAGCCACAGAGGCATTTGAGCATTTTAAAGTGTCGTCTATTACCCGAACGGCAGGTTTTTTAATTAGCGTTATAGACGTAACATTGTTATTTATGCTAAAATTCAAAGGCAAAACGCCATAAGAATAAATCACTTTGAATATATCTACGTAGTTTGTGTTCAGCCATTCTGCTATTTGCTGCACTTTTTGATTTTCGGTTTTAGAAAAAAATACTATTTTCTTTATCCCTGAAAAAATCTCACGAAGCAAAAGCACTTCAACTGCTTTTTTATATTTTGCATTTGAAATACGACCGAGCATATCTATTATTGAAACGTCTCCGCTTGATGCAACAGGATTAAACATAGCATCCTGAACATCTTGTGGTACAGTTTGCGTTTTCTGCTCCTCTTGAGTATTATGGCTGCCTGTTTCTAACAGTATTCTCATTTTATGCTTTTATAATTATTTTTTAAAACTAAAACTTAACCGCAGCAAATATAACACATTATTTTTATGTTTCCAAATTTTTTTTTATAATTTATTAAAATTTTCATAAGCCATAACCACATTGTCTATTAAATCGTCATGTTCAGATGTTGGAAAATCAGACGCTTGCTGCAAAAGTAGATCTTTTTTAGAGAAGTTGCAAACGGTTAAGCTATCACGTATCCATTCGGAAGCCATCCAGGCACGTGAATATTTGTCTTTGTTCGTCGCAAATGGTATGCAGAACAGCCTGTAATCTCTCTCAAGTCGTTGGCGTATATTTTGCCCCATGCCGTTGGTCTCAATAAATCGATAACGTGTGTTATTTTCGCCTAACCACTTTGCGACATCTGACAACGTAGCCGACTGCTCGGCAAACATATCCACCAGCCAACATTGACCCCTATATTTGGCGTATAAACCAGCTACAAAATAATCTTTACCAAAATCAGATGCAGGGTCAATAACGGTAAAGTATCGAGCGGTTGCCGGAATATCGCTTTCATTTCCAAACGTGAAATAATCGCCCTCAAATAACCTTTGCCTACCTTGTGCCGTTGGCATCTGCATAAATTGAGCCGACCATATATAGTCCTGCAGTGTTTCTTTTATCGCATAAAGCTCTTGTGTTGATTTGTACGCTTCGCAAATAGAAT